AAGCCACATTCGTGACGACACAAACTGCTTCCCACCACAAGGCGCGACCGTCGCCTTCCTGCTGCAGGTAAAAGCGCCCATCGAAGCGAGCGCCCTGCTGCAAACGCAGTACAAGCTGCGCGAAATAATGCGGCTCCTCTATCCCCGCATCAGGCTGCAGCGGGTCGCACATTGCTTGGCGGTAATCCCAGAAACAGGCAGCAGCGCCCTGACCGCTAATTAGTCCTGCCCCGTATTGCCTGCGGTGTTCCTCGCCAAGCACGGTTAGGTCGACTGTTTCGCGGCTAGTCGTGATCTCCCATGACTTCATCTGCGATACGCAGCGGTACAGGCTGTTACGAGTGCGAGCACGGACGTACTGCTCTTTGGTCGGGGTGACAAGAGCCAAGGCTGTTGCCTCGCCGCCATTCACCGCATCCTCAAAGCTGTTGTAAAGCCTCAGCCCGCCGACTTCATCGACGTGGATGAACCAGCGGCCATCAGGCTCGATGTGCCCGGCCACTAGCTCCAGATTGCTGCCGTCAACAGTCTCGATCTCAAGCTGATCGCCAGTGATTAACGCGCCAGCCGTCTCCTCACCGAAGGAAAACCGCTTGCGGGCAGGAATGACGTCCTCTGGTTCGAGTGTGTCAGTGAGGTCACCATTGAAAAACGCCCCGCGGCGAATCTCAACCGAGCCAGTATCTCCGAGGTAGACCGTCATAGCGTCAGGCCAGTTGGCGCACCAACGAACTCAAACGCAACCTCGGTACTCAGGACAGTACCGACTGACATCTCCATCGCGACGCTAGTTAGCAGCACCATCCCCTCGATGTACTTGGTCGCGACACTGCCGTCATTCACTGTGAGGCGGAGCTTGACCTCTTGAGTCTCAGCAGCAACGCCTGGATCGTCGGCATTGGTCCGCGCCTTAACCAGCTCCCGCAGCAGCGTGCTCGCGTCGTTCTCTGCACCGTCGGCGTAATAGAACAAGCGACAGCTACCTGTCGTGCTGCGGATGCCTGCAGTCAGCGTGCGATCCGTGTCACCAAGTGTGGTCGTATCCAGTGTCGAGAGGTTCGACGAGAACGACCAAGAGCTGACCTTCGCCGCTTGCTTGTCGTTGATATAGAGAGCTCCGTGCTGACCTGAGTAATACGCCATCAGACAACCCCGACTAGCTCAATTTGGACGCTGCTACGCCCTGGGCGGTTGCTAGTCAGTTTAGGAGCGGACTTGTAGCGCCACCTGTTATCCCAGTTGACTGCCGAGAGCCACTTAGCATCACCGCCCCAGCCTGCTTGAACAGCGGTTAGCGCATCGCCCTCAATCAGAAACGTCGAGAAGGTGCCCTGCTGATCGTGGTAATGCTGCAGAAACTGCTCAGCCTGACTATCGCTGAGGTGCTCGTAACCAAGGGACAAGCTGAACTGAGTGCGCTTGGTTCCGTACAGAATCCGAACTTCTGCACCATCCATCGCTTGGTAGTTCTTGACAGGGAAGTCGCCTAGGTCAAGGCTTCGACTCGCTGGCTGGATTGCAGGAAAGCTCACAGGAAGTCAAACTCCGTCATATCCATCGTAGTTTTCGCCACCAGGCTGTATCCCTGGTCATCTACAGGGAAGTGGCTGGCATTGACTTCGACCAGGCCCTCGTCGGTTAGCTCTAGTGATTCGACGAGATAGACCGCTCCAGTGACGTTGGTGGTGTCGACGCTAAACACTGCACCATGCAGGGCTGGGTCAGTGACGTAACCATCGACCAGGGTCAACGTCGCCTTTTGCAGTTCGTTCACGTCATCGCGCCAGTAGACGACAGAGACGCTATTGCCCTCTAGCGGCGTGGTTGTCATCACCGTGCCATCAGACCTGACAACACCATTCGTGGCGCTCGAATACGGGCTGGCTTGGGTGAAGACCTTGATGTAATCGCCAGGGGCCAAGGCGATCTGTTCTGGCGTCGTGCGGAACGTCACCAAGTGGTCTGCATACTTCCGCGCTGCCAACATGTGCCGCATCGCGATCGAAGCGTGGCCCTGCCGCGTGCAGTATTGCGTCATATCAAACGTCTCCAGGACAGCTTCGCTATCGCCTGTGAAACGCACCAGCCGCGTGTGCTCACGGAACATCTGGTTCTTGTACCCGCGACGGAACTTGGCAATCGCCTGAATTGGCTGCCGCTGGTCCGTGTCGACGTACTCCAGGCTGAAGCTGTCGGTGATGATGTTGCCCTCGCTAAACATCGCAGCGATTGGCACCTTCACATCTGTGATGTTCCCTGCGTCATCCGTTGGTATCGCAGGGATCAAGGAGAACTGGCCGTTGCGAACAGCGAAGTTGCAAAGGAACATCGGGGCAATCTCCGTCAGCCAGCTGCGGATGTTGATCCGATCTTCAATCACCCCATCGAAGTACAGGCGGTTGGTCTCCAGGAACTGCGCGGTCTTGCGCATCTGATCCATGTCGATCAGTTCTGGGCTGACGTAATCACCAAGACCGGCCTCGGTGTCTGTCAGCAGATAGATGATCAGGTCGACAAGGTTGTTGCTCGGGCCATAGATGCCATCCAGGATGCGATGTACCTTGACGCCATCAGCGATCCAGACCCGCGGTTGATCCATCCGCGTGAAGTTGCGGTTGCTCTTCAGCGACAACCCGAACATCGTGCAACCGTGATAATCAGGAGCAACGTAATCATCCTGAGCCGTCAGCTCTGTGACGTAAGCGATGCTGTGCTCAGGCCCTGAATCACACGAGCGGGTGATCTTGTCGTTGTAGTGGCTGACCTCCATGATCTGGGTGTCCCACTCGAACGTCCTGGTCTCCTGCTCAGGGTTAGGCGGGTTCCAGATCTCAATGAAGCTCTTAGTGACCCGATACGTTGCCGTCAGGTCTCCCTGCAGCGAAGAGCTTCTGTAGGGGTTGTCAAAGCCGATGTTGACCGTGTGATCGAACAGGTCACCGTTGTCGATCTGACTGATGCTGCTGCTCCCCGTAATCACATAGGACGGAGGCGTCCAAACCTTGGTCTGGGAGGCTTGGTCGGGGCTATCCAGCTGGTAGACCGTGCTGGTCATATCGACGTCGACGTATTCGCTAAAAACGCCAGCGCCACCGATTCGCACGTTTACGGTCTTGACCGTTCCAGCAGGCTGGTCCTGTGCTGCGCCGAAGACTTCATACCGATAGCCATGAGCGCGACCGTCTGCGTTCGTGTCGTAGGCGTACAGGTCAACCGCTGTAAGGCGCTCCTCAGTGGTCCAGTAGCCCTCCCCTGGCTCACGCCCCTCCGTGGACTTCATGAACGGCGAGAACTCAGTCGCCTCGATGCCTACCGTGCGGCCCTTCGCGTACACCTCAAACGTGCCATAGGGCGTCGGATAGTTCGCCTTCAGCTCGTTACTCCCTGTGGCATCTAACTCCCAGCCGTAAGACCCTGAAGGCTTGCGCGTCACATAGGTGCCGCTAAGCGGGACGATGCGGAACTCGAACATCCCAGGCAGGGGGTTCTTGATTCGCAGGAAGTTGTACTGATCAACAGGCTTGTCCCCGCGAACGCAGAACTCCTCCTGGATGCCGACCCAGCCAGCCTCAGGGTCTTGACCTGTTTCGTCTGTACCGCCTGCAGGCCGCACCAGAATCGTGAACCAGCTATACCGCGTGAAGTACAGCGACATCTGACCGACGGTCAGGGTGACGTCTGCTTGGTCCAGGTCAAACAGGCCGTCAGAGGTTGGGACGTTGTTGAAGTTGCAGAGGCCGTTGAACTTGCCCCAGACCTGGGACTTGATACCGATCTCAGTGATGTCCGCCCGACGCAGGTTGCGCACCAGGCCGAAGTTGAACTTCTGGAGCGGGTAGTAGTTCGCCTGGACGTGGTTGGTGTCGTTGAGGTCTGTCCCGTCGTTCAAGATGCCAATCGTCAGCATCGACGAAGGCACCAGGCCGATCGTGCCGTCGCCAAAAACCTCCATGCATTCGAGGATCACGTCGACGTCTTGCTCGACGGTCCAGAACTCAATAGTCCTCCCGACAACACGCCAGGTGGACTTGCCGATCAGGAACTCTTCACCAAGGCGCAGTGCATCATCAGCCGCGATCCGCTCTGCTTCTTGCTCGTTAATGATGTCGTCCATGGAGACGTTCTCGCCCCACAGGTCCGACTGAAGCTTTCCTGCTGCAATCCGGAACGTGATCTGATCGCCAACGGCAGCCACAACACGCTCTCGCTTGCTTGGCTGGTATCCGTTATGGGCAACGATCCCCATCCAGCGGCCATAGCCGCGGCCGACGCCGAGCTGTGAACGGCCGCTATGCGATACCTTCTGACGCTTGCGATCTGCATAAGACCTGGCCTCATCGTTGGCGCTAGCAGGCTTTGAGATGAC